TTTAACGTTCCTGACTATAAAGCTAGAAAAATAGTTGGTGCTGGTGGTGGTGTCAGTGGTGGTGGATCTCCTGTATCTGGTAATGTTATATCTACAGTTGGTGCAACAGGTGGTAGATGGTTCTTTTCAAAGACACAACAAGAAGCATTATTTGATATTGGAAATATTGTAATTAGTGGATATCAGAATGTACAAGAATTTGTTGGTGGAGATTTAGAAGGTGAGGTCACACTACAAATAGGACCTTTACAAGAGAAGCTTATTTCTTCTGTACCAGAACATGATCATGCTCTTCTTACATCTACAGCACCACAGGCAGGAGCATTTGAAGGAACTGGATTTGCTGTTGATACACATCTTGCTGGTTATAAAGATAGTACAGGACAGGTTGACTTCTTTCTACCAAATGAGGGAGTACCATTGTTTCACAGTCATGGTATTGTAGATTATATTATTACTGATCCAACTCTTGCTACGTTTGGTAATGTGGGTAATATTGGTGAAATAGTAGAGAAAGTTATTACTGCAAGTGATGTAATTGGTGAAGTTGGAGGAACTAAATTTAATATTCCTGGTCATGATTTATTCACTGGATATAAAATTAGAGTTAAATCAAATGATCAGACAACACAGATGAATTTTGATATAAATGGCACTATTACTACATTTTCAC